AGGTCATTGTCAACCTGTACAGCCAGCGAATAACCAGCATCTTCAGTGTAGAACTGACGCAGAGATGACAGTGCCTGTACCTCTACGATGTCCTCAATCAGACGCGAGTATTCAAAATGCCGATTGATAGCAATCTGCAGTTCTGACTCTGTGTTGGCAATGATCGTTACCGCAGTATCGGCCGCCTTAGCGTTGGCATCACCACGAGTAGGCTTAGGAATATGAATAACGTCACCCTTCTTGCCATTCATAGCGATACGCTTGACAAGGGGTGCCATCTTCAAGTTCTTTTGATAAGAAGCAATAATTTCATCTGACCAGATTTCTGGGATGAAAGTGCCTGCTTCTGTTAAAGCGGTAAATCCGCCTGTGCCTGGGTAAGTTGCTGTAGCCATGATAAGTCTCCTTTAAGGCTATTTAACTCGACCCTCGGCGTATGCTTTCAAAATATCATCTGAAAGACTTTGATAACGCTCTGGGTCGGTCTTAATTAGTCGAATAATGTCAGCACGACGATAGACCTTCTTCCTTGACCCTTCTGCGGAACCGCGAGCGTTACCTGTAGCAGCAGACTTCACAGTATTCTTACGAGCCGCCAGCTCTGCGTTAGCAGTCTGTTGGACAACCTGATTACGCTCTTTGAAAAGCGTAAACAGTTCATCTGCAGCGTCATAATCATAAAATTGGTCAGCATCTACAAATAACTTTGTCCTAACTTTTGACCCTTTGATCCACTCGGCAAACTTGGGGTCTTGCAGTATCGTCTCCATCTCTGGGTGTTTGGATTTCAACTGTGCAAGAGTGGCCTGTTGTTTTGCCTGTTGAGTGTAAGCCTCCGCTTCCTTGATCTTGGGGTGGTTAGCAATACGGCTATCCACAGCTTTTTGAGGATCAACAAAGAAATCAACATCTTCGCTATCATCTACTTGCTGTTGCTCAGGTGCTTCTTTAGCCGAGAGTTCTGTCTGGATGTAGTTGTCAACCACTTGCCGCAGTTCACCAACTTCGTTCCGCTGCTTGCCCGAAAACTTTTCAAGCTCTTGGTGCATCTGTATCAATTCTTCAACAGATTTACCTTGATACTTTTCTGGTACTTCAGGCGATTGAGGTTGTTCCTCTACAGGGGCCTCAACAGCTTCTATCGTTGATTCTTCCGGTACTGTGGTTTCCTCCTCATCTGGACGCTCATCAATAATTGTCGCTCTTGACATTACTTAACTTAGCCCCGCCTTATCAAAGGTTATGGAGATATTAAGGTTAGCCAGCCTCACGGCGAGCCTGCCTTCCTTTTCGTCCCGCTTCCTCATGTTCGCGTACCCACTTCATGTGGCGTCCAGGGAAATCCCCAGTAGATCCATCTAGCACGAACGGAGTCGCCGAAACGACTTTTGTAGCTATAGCGCCACAACCGCACCTATGGGTTGTAGTTGTGCTGTCTACAAATTCTTCAAACAAATGACCGTTTTTGCACCTAAAGTCAAAAACCCTAATCATTTGTTCTTACCAAATCGTCATAACTGTTGTTTATTGAATCTTCAAACTGCAACAGATATATTAATACCTCTAGCTGACCCTGCCTAAAATATAGGTCTTGGGTATCTTTAACAGCCGTAACATTATTAATAGTCGACGCGTTCTGTGTCAACTCCTCAGTAAGCTGCTTCCAGCCATCGGTTCTAAACAAGTCAAAATAACTGTTGTAGTACGCCTCGTCATCTCGATCCATTACTTCTTTTTTTCCTTCTTCGACCTGATGCCGTAACTGCGTACTTTATGGCTTTTGGGCCTGTTTTCTTACGCTTTGCCGCATCTTTCTCTGCCTTGGTCATCTTTGCGGCTACAGCCTTGGGCCTACAAGCAGGATATGGACGCTTAGATCCTTTGGCTTTCTTGCGACCACACTTCTTGCCGGTCTTAATGTCAACCCAATCTTCCTTGAACCACTTGGTCAGACCACCTTTTGGCTTAGCCATACGTCCCGCCACGCTTTTTGTATTCCCGCACCAGCCATGCATTGGCGTAGGCACTAGGATATACGTCAAACTTACGCTTGGCCGCAGCCTTTACCCTTGAGTAAAGAGCCTTATTCTTTACATTATCGGGTATAGAGCCTTTCTTTTTGGCCTTGGGTTTAGCTTTTTTTCTTGCCACGCTTTCTCAGCCTCCTTAAATCAGCACCAGTAATTTTGTCCCTTGGCGGGGCAACCCTAGCCAGCTTCTTTTGCTTGGCAGAATATTTCTTTTTTGGCATTACTTCTTAGTCTTTTTCTTGGCTTTTGCCTTCTTTTTCTTCTTTTTCTTAGGTTTCATTGCACCATGATACATAGCAGCCTCCTATTTGGCTTTGTGGACTTTCTGAACCTTAAAATCTGCTGACTGAGATGCACCCTTATGCGGCTTGTATCCCCCAGGTGGATTCTTCATAAGACTGTAGCTTTTGCCATCTTTCATCCAATGATAGCCTTTGGGTGCTTTAACTTTCATATTTTCACCAGTTCTTGCAGGACCAGTATCTTGCAGTCAGTTTGCTAGGTGGTTTTGTATCACACTTATGTCTGGCACGAAAAGATTTCTTTCGGGCAGGCTGATTCTTTTTAATCTTCATTTTGGCATCACCAAACCTAATGGTCTTGGTCTTGTTCCCCACCTTCGCTACTACCACGAACTTCTTGGTCGGATGGTTCGGGGTTCGTTTCGGTTTGTTGTACCCGCTTACGCCCGCGCGTACCAGTTTTGGATCTTTTTTCGTAGCCATCAAGCCTTTCCTCAAGCTGGTCTAATTGCTGTTTTAATTCCTTCAAACGGTCAGACTGCTCTTTAAAAGCAACATTTACTTGACCAAACAGGTTGTTTAGCTCTGTTTCTGTCATTAACATTATTGGCTATCTCCTAGTCTCATAAAGCTAAAATAAGTAACAGACCGGTCTGATTCTCCAATTATTTGGTTACCTGATGATATTGAAGTAAAACTAAAGCGTAGTTTTATAGTGCTAACATTAGTAACATTGACAAAAGCCTCCCCAGCACCATGGCCAAAACTGCGATACTCTGTCTCACCACACTTAAAATCAGCAGTATTATCCCAATTTGATCCACTGTCTGACGATATTTGAATAATACATCGAATAGCTAAATCAGCGACTGTAAAATAACACGATACATTCATGTTTACTTTCCACAGCCCAGTGCCTGGAAAAGACCACACGCCAGTATTGACTGACATTCCAGTACCAAGTTTTGAAAATGATGCGTCATCTACGCGAGATAAATTTGAACTAACTGGATCAGCGTCTGAAGTTAAATCTGCGGTAAGCCTCCACTGATCTATTTCAGTGATTCCGTTTGTACCTGAAATGTTGCTGGCCCATGTTCCATCTGTTGAGTTGTAAGTAAATAAAATGCCGCTAGAGGTAAAGGTATCTCCATTAGAGGGGCTATTAGGAAAATTAACTGCCATTATTGACTATCCCCCATTCGCACAAAGGTAAAGCTACTCATAATATAAGTAGTGTCTCCCCTTAATGCGTTGCCAGAGGCAATGCTAGTTGATTTAAACTTAACTTTTATATTAGAGGTGTTTGTTACGTTCACAAACATGGAGCCGCTACCTTGAGTAAATGTACTTCCAGACGTACTACCAGCCCTGCCATTCGTTATTAGCACCCCGTTATCCCAATTGCTGCCGCCATCTGAAGAAACCATAGTAATAAGCGTAATTGCTGGATCAGCAACCGTATATTCACACTGGGCAACAGCAGTCACTTGATAAAGACCTGTTACCGGAAATGTAAATACGCCACTATTGACAGACATCCCAGTGCCTAGCTTTGAATAGCTAGCCTGACTTATGCGAGACAAATTTGAACTAATCGGGTCAGCGTCTGAGGTTAAATCAGCCGTTAATTTCCACTGGTCTATTTCAGTTATTCCATTGGTATGGGTATAAGGAACCCAATTTGAACCGTTCCACTGAAGCAAATCACCTGTGGATGGAGCCGCAGTTGTTGTATCTACATCAGTTAAGCCGTCAATACCTAAAGAAATAGTGCCTGATGGGTTAGTCTGCACCCACTGGTTAGAGGAGCCATCAGTGTAGTAAACGTATAATTTTAAATCTGTGCTGTGCCACCAAAGATCTCCAGATGATGGACTGCCGGGTGCTGTATCTGAAACAGTAACAGACGACCCCCCAGTAGTTTGAGCAACCCAATCAAGATTACCGGAGCCGTCGGTCTTTAATACTTCGTTAGCATTTCCGTCAGTATTTGGCAAAGTCAGGGTGTACCCAGCCCCCGCACTATGTGGTGGCCCTTTAATGACAATACCATGGCTATTTTGTTCGCAATTTAACTTAAACTGCCCAGAACCTTTTGTAGCGTTGCCCTTAAAAACAACAACACCTGACCCATTGGGGTCCAAGTCAATATCAACGTTACTTGTCGTAACTATATCGTTACCATTTACATCAAGATTCCCACCCAGTTGTGGGCTGGAATCTCCAGTAAGAGCCGTAATATATCCCTTGCCATTAATACGATCATCAATTGCTGCGGCAGTCATCAACTGTGTATCTGAATCAGCAAAGGTTTCAGAAGATAAAAGAACTGCCCCTGCCGCTATGTCGGAAAAGCTAACAGAAGTAAGAAAATTAGATAAAACAGGCGGGGTGTAAGTAAATACACCGGTGCTGTTGTTATACGCTATACCGCCATCACCGCTGGCAGTTGCTTCAGAGCCTACAGATAAGTCTGTTAGGGCAATGCCGCTAACTTGGCTACCGCCTGTTAAAAGATTGCCGCCATTGGCCGTTAAGGTAACTTGATCTGCACCAGAGCCAATCTTCAAAGAACTAACAATAACCCCGTCACTATCTGAGGTAATTGTTGTAGACCCTAGAATAAGAGATGTGCCACTAAGATAAAGATCCCGAAACTTCTTACTGGATGAGCCTAGGTCATAAGCCTCATTGGTATCAGGTAGGATGCTTTCACTAATGGCTGATAGGTTGGCACTGCCGCCACCGCCTTGAACGGTCTGCCTGACCAAGACGGTTTTTGAGCTACCGTCTTTATCTTTAACCTTAGCAACAGGAAGGCTTACAGTCTGCTCAGTGCCATCAGAAAACCTGAAGGTAAGGCTTCCGTCTATACGGTCGCTTTTTACGTTGGCAACGCTAGTGCCTTTGTCGCCCTTGTCGCCCTTTTCGCCTTTGTTACCTTGCTTTCCGACACCGCCTTTTGGCCCTGCCGGACCTGGATCGCCTTTATCACCTTTCGGACCTTTTGGACCCTGTGGGCCTGCCTCGCCATCTTTTCCTTTTAGCGATTCAAGCTCAGTCGCAATCTTGGTTAGAGCCGCCGAGATGACAATATCAGACATGATTTATCCCGTAAGCTGGCTTAAAAGCTGTCTTTCAAGGTCTTCATTAGGATTTCTTTCAGGCGGTTCAGCGGGGGCGTTTTTCATCTCCAGCTCTTTCTCTTTCAAAAGCGTATTGGCTACCTTCAGCCTTCTTTCAAACTCTTTATCGTCCTGATCGCCTTCTTTCAGGTTTCTTGTGACAGCTTCAATCTTTTCTATTTCAACTTCTTCAGGAGCAAGTTGTGCTTCTACCGCCAGTTTGCCTGCTCTTGCCTGAGATTCTTGAGCCTGAGCATTGAGTGCTGCAGCCTGACTTTGCTGTAGGGCAAGCTGTACCTGTTGTGCTTGCATTGCCATCTGCTGGGCTTGAGGATTAGGCTGTGCCGCCTGTTGCATAGCCGCAATCAACTGCTCACGGTTGTTAAGGTTCATGTTTTCAATAATGCTTTGCATTAGTATTGAGTAAGCAGGGCTGTCCTGCTGCATTGTCTGAAGCAACTGCACTAGCTGTGAAACCTCATATTCCCTAGCGATAATCCCCAAGGTACTCGTAGCAACAAATTTATAATCCGCTACGGGGTAGTTTTCGGGGTCAAACTGCATATAACGGTGTGCAGCCTTGGTTACAAAGGGCAGGAGGAAGGACTGCTGGAAGTTAATAAGAGTACGCTTATGGCGCTTGATAATAGCGCCGAGAGACATACTAA